AGCTTCGCCGTTACTACCTTTTACAAGGTATGTACCTGCAGCAGCATCAAGTGCAGCGCCATCAATGATGTCATCTCCACCAGCAAAGTCAATATTACAAGTACAACTTGCAGTAAAAGACTTCATGATTTCTGCACCAGCAGCAACCACTACTGATTCAGCAGGGATTTCTAACAGTTGGAAAATGTCTCCATCTGCAATAGTAGCACCTGCAGCAATCATAGCATCAATATCTAAAATTGCTTCAACAGTGCGTACAACGTTACCAACTACTGTTGGAACAGCAAGAACGTTTGCCCCAACACCAGCAGTATCAACGGAAGTCATATCAAAAGTAGCCATAGTTTATATCCCCCCCTACGCTGCGTTATAACGGGCAGTAACGATTGCTTCTGGGCGAAGAATCTTCCTACCGTATAGGTGCATACCACGAACAATGTCAGCAAAGCTGTCAGGGTCACGATATGATTCTGTCTTATTGATTTGCTCCGCAGTAGCTACAGCAGAATCGTGTCCAGCCATAATTACTCCGAGGTTAGTCAGTTGGTTTGCAGTTCCTGCAGTTCCCGGTCCAGTACCTAAAGCAGGTAAGTTAGACGAGGAGTATACACGGAAGCCATGAAAGTTACTTACGGTCAAACCGTTACGCAACCCACCAGAATCACCAAAGTCTGCGTTCATGAAGCGAGAATCTTCATCAGCAAGAATTTCCATGAATACTGGATCGACCACTAGCCAGCGACCTTGTGAGTCAACTTGCTGTTGGTCAAGCAAACGCTTCATACGAGCAACAATCATTGCAGGAGAAACGGTTGCAGTTGGAAGCGAAGTAGCTCCCGGCATACGTGCAGTCACAGGAATTGAGTGAGTGCCAGCAGAGGCGGTAGAAATATTCCCAAAGTCACCTTTGTGAAGCTGCATGGATGAAAGCAATTCATTTGACCCTGCAGTTGAAACAGCTTTAGAGCCATTAACTGTAGTGTTAAGTGTATCAGCTTTGCTATGCAAAGTAGATTGCTTATAACCAGCCATGTAGCCAAGAACTTCTTGGTCATGGTTATCTGCTAAACGATACGCTGCACGATTAGATGCCAAATCCATGAAGTTTACATGGCTATGGGCCTCTTCAATATCGTCCATTTTAAAAGCAAAATAATTAGCTTTGTCAATAGTCAATGAAAAATCGGCGTCCTCTAAATCTTGTGCTGTGACATTTGTGCCACGTGCGTATTCTGAAACAGAAATCTCAGGTTCTTTAATGATCTTAACGGTATCGCCTTGACCAGAAATTTCTCCCATGTAGTCGGAGTTAGTAATGTCACCAACAACAGTTGACTTGCGGAACGCAAGCTGTACCTGTTTGCTGTAAATGACCGGGCTGAAATTACCATTTGGTAGATTGCCATAACCCGTAGCTGTCGTAAATGCCATTGTATTATCCTTTGCATTAGACACAGATACAAACTTAAATTGTAAATAAGGAGGCTAATTTCTTTTGGGTAACATTATTTAGAAAGTCGGCCAACCTTCTTGATAACGGGCCAAAGACACTAGGTAATCACTAGAACTATTTATGTTTGTGAAAAAAGGAGTATTGCAGGTAGCCAAAGGATTGGGGCTGCAATAAACCTACTGTATATAGTTATATACTTTATACAGGTATTGTCAAGTCTTTTATCGTGCGCTACCCGAAATATCGTAAATAAAATTACCACCTCGAATAGCTTCCATAATTTCGTCTTGATGTTTTTCATACTCTTTAGAGGACATTTTGTTTACCGTTGATTCAGACATCTTATTGTTGTTAGATGTAGCATCTGGTTTAGTCCTACTGTTACGAGTATTTACAGATTTAGCAGCGTCTTTGTTGTTGCTAGATTTCTTTGTTGATATATTCATGTCTGCTTTATACAGATCAATTGCACGTGATGCAGACCTTGCATCGTTATCATTTTCATATAGTGCATCTTGAACCCACTTAGGCTGTTCTTCTGCCCACTCATGGAACTCATCGCTATCACGTATTTCATCAAAGTCAGGGTGTACCTTTAGTAACTCTACTTCTGCACGTTCACGTGATGCAGTTTCCCGCATGGCATCTATTTCTTTTACTTTATCTTCTAAGCCAGACTGTTGTTCACGTGCCTTTTTAATTGCAATGGTTTCAACAATAGCAGCTACGTCAGGATATTGATTTGCCCAAGCATCAATGTCTTCATCAGACTTAGGTAAACGCATTTCTTGTTGCGTACTTTGTTTTAGCTGTGTTTCTAATTTGTTAATACGATCTTCTAAATCTTCTTTAGCTTTCTGTGATCCTCTTCGTAGATCAGCATATCGTTTCTTGTAGCTTCTTTCTTCTGCAGTGTCTGGTACAGCGTCTTCTTTAGCTTGTACTTCTGCCGCTTTTTCTTCACCAGAACGTTCTTCTAACATCTGTTGTAGTTCTGCTTCGTCTTGTTCTACTCGTTCACGTACTCTACTCTTACGTTGCATCATCATTGTTTTAGGTGCTTCTTGTACTTCTACTATTTCGTTTTCCATTTTAGTTCCTGTTTACTGGGGCCACCGTAGCCTGTGTGTTATAGGGGGGTGAGTAGCCAGTCATATTTAGCAGATTACTTACGTGCTGCTAATCCACGTTTAGGTTTAGGTTGGATTAATGAACTAAGCATAGTTAAATCCGGGCCTAATACTTTTGCTAAGATAGCGCCTTGAGGAGATGACTGTAAAGAACTTAACGTAGATTTCTCTTTGTCTGATAGCGCACTAGCACGATCACGTACTTGGTTAAAGTATTCTCCAAATGTATATGTTTCTTCTTCCATGCTATTTATCCTTAAACATTTTATATTTACCTACAGCGTAGCATATAGGCTCTAGTATACTTCTGTAGATATATCCTAGTGTGTTACGATCTTTACCCTGCATCTCTGCACGAAGATCAGCAGTACGATGTCTAGCAATGTTTTCTAATATAGCACGTACAAACTTGTTGTTTTTCTTGTATGCAATTTTTACAAGAGGTCTAAAGATTGTATGATAACCTACTTCATGTGCCTTTGTCAAGTTCTTTTGAGAATAAGATAACCAAATAGCTTGACGATAACTACCAAACCCATAAGAGTTGTTCATAGCGGTACATACAATTTTATCACCACCACCACTGCTGCTACTATCGCTCTTGTCTTTATCTTTTTTAGGGGCAGGTGCTGCAGGTGCAGGTGTAGAAGTATCACGTTCTTTTACGAGTTTATCTACTGCAGGTGTCCATTTATTATCATTTGCTTTATATAAAGAATTAATTTCTGCTTGAACAGCTTCTTTACTACGAGTAGTTGTGCTTGTAGTTCCACTACTACCGCCACTGCTACCACTACCACTACTACCACTGTCATTACTTTTGTTCCCGCCGGGATTTGTAGTATTGCTAGTAATACGGCTATCATCAGCCCTAACTTTAGTTATTGCATTTGTTCCCGGTTCTACTCCCCATACATTTCCTGCACCCGGATCACCAAAAGATTTATTTAATTGTTCTTGATTTGCTTTAACTACAACACCACTTGTTTTATTTACTGTGTTTGCAGTTGCAACATCTTGACCTTCAGGATTGTTCAATGCTTCATATGGATCATCTTTTTTCTTTGATCCACCAGAAGAAGAAGATGATTGTGTAATAATTTTATTTGTTGATTCATCTATAAGTACACCATTAACATATTTTTTACCATCGTTAGGGGTAAGTGCATTTGCAGTATTTTGATATAAAGAATTTATTGGTTTATTAGTTTCTGTATCATAAAGTACATTGTTTCTATATTCTTTACCATCATTAGGCGTAAGAAAATTAGCTGTTGATTGATAGCCTGTGTTAGGTGTAGTAGGTACAGCCTGACTTGCTTTTCTTTCTTCTACTGTTTGTGTAGTATACTTCTTACCATCTGTGTGAGTAAATACTTTTGCACCTGCAAGTCTGTTTCTGTTAAATGCTTGGTTAAAGGTTTCTTGTTGACTAGATACTGCTGTTTGTACAGGCTCTGCTCCAAATCCTGACGTAGCTCCTTTTTGTAAACCTTGAGGGTCGTATAATGTAGGAGTTGTAGTAAGATTAGTTTGTCCTGAAGCAGCTAACTGTTTATTAAGTTCTGCTGAAGTAGGTGTATAATCTTCTCCAAAAACTGTTTGTGTTTGTTGTTGAGTAGATGTAGGTTCATTAATTGCTAACATCCTTGAAGAATCTGCTACAGATGCAGGAACTGTTTCTCTAGCTAATCTATCTAAACCACTTTCTTCATTAGTAAATTGATTGCCTATTTGTTGTGCTTGAGGATCATAACTAACTCCACTTGTTGCACCCTTACTACCTGCACCTGTTCTATAATAGTCTGCTGCTTTACCTATAGTTTCTGGTTGAGAAGTTTCTCCAATATTACGAATACTAGTATTTGCAAGAAAATTTGTAGAGGCGTCAGTACGATCACCATCAGGGCTAAGTGTTTTTGCATAAGTGTCATAAAAAGATCGCCCTGTATCCCCTTGAGTATCCGGTGTACCAATTGGTCCTGTAGGTTTTGCAGGTTCATTAATTGCTAACATTCTTGAAGAATCTGCTACAGACTTAGGCGTTGCACCAACCGCTTCACCAAAGTTAATTTTCATATCTCCTGACATATCTCTAAAGTTTCGATCAGGAGCCTGAACAAAATTACCTGCTTCAGTATAAAAATTGTCTGTACCTTTTTGTTTAGCTTGAGGATCATACGTATCTCTAGTAGGTGCAAGACCAGATACTTGTTCTCTTATAATATCTCTTGTATCTAAATCTGTATTACCTATAAAATTTGAAAACTCTTTACCCGTAAGATTTTTTCTAGCAGCCTCTTGTTCTTCTGGAGTTAAATCGTTAGCAGAAGCTAGTGTAGCTAAAATATTAGTTGAAGGTGACCCACCACCAGTATCTGTATCTAAAGATTTATAAAAATCTATTACAGAAGGCAAAGACTTTTTAGTAATACTATCTATTTCTTCAGGAGATACGCCAGAAGCTAACAATGTATTTTTTGTTATATCAGTTAACCGTGCAACAGAATTAGCTTCTTGTTCTGCTGTATCTCCAATAACTCCAGTAGATTCTGCGGCTGCTACAAAGTTAGCCGCACCTGCTGCTTGCTCTGCAGTATAGCCTTGGTCTACAAGCCAACCGTCTACCCACTTTGCAAGTGCGCCAGATTCTTCAGAAGGTTTTAGTTTACTATTTTTTAATAGCTCATCACGAATACCTGACAACCTAGCTTTTTCTGCAGGTGTTGATGCACTTTCAATTAAACTATTTAATCGTGCTTCACTTGCACGTGCATGAGAACGCATAGAACCATAGGCTAAAATACCGCCAAAAGGAATCATAGATGCAATGGCTAAACCAATAATTTTTTGAGTTTGATAGCCTTTAGTATTTTCATACTCCATACGTTCTGCAAATTCAGCATCTGTCATACCTGCATAGTCAATAGGTTTTACTGTAGTATTTACTTGGTTATTATTATCATTGTCATTATTGTTACTATTATTATCATTAACTACTGCCGCTACACCCGTTGCTGGAGTTGTTACTACAGGCTCACCTACTACTGGTTCATACAGAGTATAGCCCGGTGGAATAGGAGTAGTGTTTACACCATTAATAAATGTAATAAGAGTAGACTCACCTGCTGCATTTCTATATTCTTTTACGACTGTTGTAACATTGTTCATATATGCATCGTAGTCAATTTCGCCTACTTGTTCTATCGTAGGTACATCTGCAGTATCTAACGTTACTGTACCGCCTTCTTGAAAGTTTTGTACACTTGAACCTTTTTTTGCTTTGTCAGAAATCATGTCTTGTACTTTAGTGTAGTTTTCTACAGGTATAAAACCGCCATCTGCAAACTCCAT